CATCGTTTCCTACTAAAACGTTTCTTTCACCTGTTGTTAAGTCGTATCCTGCGTTTACACCTAATGCTGTGTTTGCATCAGCAGTGCTGCTTGTAGTTAAAGCGTAGTAACCTAAAGCAGTATTATTTACACCTGTGGTGTTTGCGAATAAAGCACTTTTACCCACTGCTGTGTTGTTAGATGCAGTGGTGTTGTTGGCTAAAGCAAAATGACCAAGACCTGTATTACTAGCCCCTGTGGTGTTGCCACCTAAAGCATTACTCAATGCTGTATTACTAGCCCCTGTTGTATTAGCAGATAAAGCACCATAACCCACACCAGTATTATCGCTTGCAGTGGTGTTTGCATCTAGTGCATAAGCTCCGACTGAAACATTTTGAGTGCCTGTAGTGTTTGCTAATAAAGCAACATAACCAACGGCTGTGTTGTTATCTGCTGTAGTGTTTGCTAATAAAGAGTTACGCCCAACCGCAGTATTGTTATCTCCGTCTGTATTTACATTTAAAGCTGCTGTACCTATTGCAGTGTTTTGTGTTCCAGTTCCTGCGGCTGAAAATGCCCCATAACCCACGCCCACATTATCATTTGCGGTTGTTGCCGCATCACCAGCTAAACCACCAATAAATGTGTTTCTAAGCCCTGTAGTTACTGCTGCTCCTGCTGCATAGCCAAGTGCAGTCGTGTAATCACCCGTAGTAATCGCAGTACCTGCTTCATCGCCCACGACAGTATTATAATTACCACCGCTTGCAATGCTGTTACCTGCGTTGACACCTAATCTTAGGTTGCTTGTTCCTGCGGTTAGCGTTTTAAAATCATCTCCGATAGAAATCGAGAGGTCTGTGCCTCCAGTTACACTACCGGCTACTAAAACCTCAGCTAACGTATCAGTTACGCCGGGGTCAACGCCGGCCATCGCATCAATAACCGCTGCGCCTGAGCCTGCGCCATCGAGATAAACGACTGCCGTCTTGCCGGTAAGGATGGTAACGTTCGCACCGGATCCTTGGGAGATTGAAATTGATTGTGATCCGGTAGTTGCATTCTCGATGAACATCACGCGGCTAACGGTATTCGGCGCAATCGTGCAAGTTCTGGTCGCGGTCAAACTGCCGGCAGACGTTATCTTGAAATACATTGCCCGGGCCGGGTCGGAAGCGCCATCCGCAATCGTGGTCGTTGCGTCTGCGTCAGATCCAAATACCTGCTGAGTCGCGTAGCCTAAAGCTTCGCCGATTAGCTCTAGGCTGACATTTGTAGTCGTTCCCCATGTGCCGGAGCCTTCCCCTGTCGCTAATTCAGTTAATCTCAGATCATTAACGTAAGTTGCCATTTGCTATCCTCTTCTTCAGGCGGCATCGCGCCCTGCTTCAATTTGATCGTAACCAGCGGTCTGGCTGGAATCGATTGGGTTGTAATTCGGACTCTGCGATGTGTCTATATTTGAATATCCAGAGGTCTGGGCCGTATCAATCGCAGCGTATCCTGCTGACTGATCTGTATCAATATCGCTATAACCGGGATCTTGGCCCGGTACTATTTCACCCCATACTAAGGGTTTTCCGAGATCAATTGTAACCGATTGGCCGATTAATGAAACCACCGAGCCTGCGACGATTGTTGCGTTGCCCAAGGCGGAGTTTGTTTGCTGACCGGTGGGAATTATGTTTGCCTTCCCGGTGGGCGCAAGAGACCCGGCGGCAGACGTTATCTGCTGACCGGTTGGGGTAACTTTTGCTTCTGCGTCAACCGTGACAGCGCCAATCGACGAGGACGTTTGAACGCCAGCGGTCTGGACAATCGCCCGGGCAACAATTTGAATTGATCCGGTGGCGGAGGTTATCTGCTGACCGGTCGGGGTGATGTTAGCCTTAGCGCTGACGGCCAAACTGCCAACGGCGCTAGATATGCTTTGACCGGTGGGCGTTACATTCGCCTCCGCATCAACTGACGGCGCGCCAACAGCGGAAGTAATCTGCAACCCGGTGAGTTGGACCACTGCGCCAGCGACAACGGACATCGAGCCGAGCGAGGATGTGGTCTGTTGGCCGGTGACAGGAACATTAACGTAGAGAGGAGTTCCCCAAGCGCCTAAGCCCCAAGTGCCGCGACCCCAACCTTCCTGCATTTTATCCGCCTATCAGTTGCTTCTCAGCATCGCGCAAGTGACCAACAGCGGTCGTCATGATGTCGCGCACAGCGTCAGTCATGAAATCTTGCTCGAGAGAAGCTTCGAGTTTGGCGATGGCCAATTGAATGTCTTGTAAAGCAGTCATAACCACTCCTAAATGAACGCCCATCTTAATCCTTTATGCAGCCGTTGATAAGCCCTGATATTTGCGGTTGAGGATACGCTTAATCTTAGAGGCGTACATATTTTGGTCTCGATACAGGCTGTTAATCTGCTTAGCAATCCGGTGGTCACTTAAACCACGGGACCGCAGTCGGTGGATCGACTTCAACACCTTCTGCTCTTCCGGGTGCTCGACCAAGCGCTTGCGGGTTTTGTTGCCAATCTTAACCGGCTCTGTAACGTAGCCGAAGGGTGCGGATCCACCGATAAAGAATCCGCGAGAAGCCCAATCGACTTTACCTTCGCCAAACCGGTCCTTGATGTTGGCGTGTTCGATCTCGGCGACCGCTGATAATACCATCAGCATGATCTTGTTAGCCATGTCGGACATGTCAAACCGTGATTTAAGACCCTTCTCATCCTCAAACTTGGGGTAAACAATCGGCATGTCGCCAAACTGTTCGCAAAAGAACAGTGTGATATTGGTCTGCTGCAAGACCGGTATCATAGATAACAGGTCAGAAGTTGACCGGGACAGCCGGTCGAGGCGGGTGCAGACAATGATATCGGATTCGTCCATGATATCTGTCATGTCGCGAGACGCGGGGCGCTCAAGAATGTCTATCGTGCCGCTGACACCATCGTCAATAAACCACTCATCGACGGGGCGGTTGTATTTGTTCTCGACAAACTCGCTGATCAGCGACTGCTGAGTCTCAACCGATACGCCGGACTTGGATTGCTCCTTGGTCGATACGCGGCAGTAGCCATAGATCTTGTTAATCTGCGTAAATGGCCTGATCATTTAACACCTCCAACGTACCCGTAATCGGTAAGCTCTTCGTGCAAGCGCTTCCAGTTAATATTCAGCGGAGTGCGGGTGGTTGCTCGGTCAGCAAACATCACGCTCCCGTCCTTGATTAGCTCAACTGCGCGGTACATTTCCCTGACCCCATCATAAACGATTTCGATATCGTGCAGCTTGCAGGTTCTGCGAACGCGGTTGTAGTAAACTTTCTTTTCTTGGCTGTTCATTTCTTTCTCCTTTGTCAGCAGAAGGATTAGAACATAGAAAAAGCCTTTGTGCAAACATTTGCAAACAAACACGGAGAGAGGTACACTGAGTGAGCAAGATCATAATTGAGCTTGATAAAGAAGACGCGGAAAAAGTTTTGGAAACTTGCGGACAGATAGTCGTTCTGCTTGAAAATATTCTCACGGAGATTGAAAATAATGGAAAAATACTTCGAGACGATAGATCGGGTGATGTTTCATGTGAAACATAAGTCTTTGAATAGTCAGAAAAAAGCTGTAAAAAAAGCCATGCGTCGAGAGCATGACGCGGGGCCAGAGGCAAACTACATCTTTAAGCTATGGAGAGAAATCAATGAATGACATTTACGAGCTTGAGGAATACCACCATGACGGCAAGATCGGCGCTTTTGTCAAAACCAGATCTTGCCGGGCAGATTCTTTTTACGACCTGATCGAGCCGAGGATCACCAAGCTCGAAGACGATGGGGTTCAGTTTCACTTATACCGTAAGTGCGGCGGTCTTAGGGAAGTGATTATCTAAAGAAGCGCATCAGAGGCGCTAATAAGACCTTCCTGATCTCTTTCCGGGAGCTGGCCAAACATGAGTGCCAACGCCTGATAAACAGGAATGCCTAGCTTTTGGGCGATCAGGGGAACCATGTTCAAGCCGCGTTCGTCCATAATCGGACCCTTCATCGCGTACTCGGCCATAGGCGCGACTGTCTCGCCAACGCTACGCATCATATCTTGACCCAACGCCTGCGCCTCTGGACCGGCATCATATAAACCACCGATACGCCGAGCGGTGTCTTCTCTCACGGCGCGGATCTCTTCGGCGGTGCCGCCCGGCCTTCCGAGACCACCCAAGTATTCATCAACTCCCGCTGCCCCGCCGAGTATCGCGCCGCCAATTTCGCTCATAGCGCCCAACCCTAGCTGGCCGACGAGAGAGGGTAGGCCAACTTCATCCTTCTGTTTCGCGGACCTGAAGACGGTTTCTTTAGGTGCTTTCCTTGATTTTACGCCCATGCCGGACCCGAAAACCTCTGATGCCTCGTCAAGACCGCCGGCTGCCGCCTCTTCTGGTGTCATCAGTCCGGCAGAGGTTAGGGCAAAAGCCAAAGCGCCGGGGGCCAAGCCTGACAGAGAATTAACGTCTCCGCCCCTGTCCTCTATTCTTCTCAAGATGTTTTCGGTAATCGTTCCGCCGTAGGACTTCATTTGAAGGGCGCGGATCTCTTGTGCGGTTGGATTCGCAGGATCTTTAACCTTCTTCTGAGCATCGCCGAAACGAGCCTCGGGCAACAGATCAAATATCGTTACCTCGTCAGCGCCTTCGAGCGTTCCTATACCTTCGCCGGGAACCGCGTAAGGGTATGAAGGGTGCGTGGAAGGTGTGATCTCGCGGCCAGTGTAAATCCTGCCCACGTTTTGTAAGCCAGCGTCACGCGACATCAGTTGAGATGGGTCGGAGGCGATAAGGCGCGCTGCACCAATACTAAGACCGCCCTCCTTCCTGAAGTTGACATCCATCATGTTCATCAGCTCTTTTCTGACGGTGTCGGGTGTGGATCGCCACACCTCAACCGACTTCGGGTCGTCAACGCCGGGCCACTTTTTTATCTTCAGGCCGGCATTTTTTCTGACTCCTTTCTTTAAAGATCCTTTTGTTACAAAATCTTTAATAGCCTTGTCGAAAGCTTTTTTGGTGGTCTTGTTCATGTTGGAAGAAGCAAAACCAAGCATCAGCTCTCCCACCATATTGGAAAAATCACCGCCGGTCGGGGCCATTCTCCAAGGAATAAATATAGGGTCTTTGCCGGATCCAGATCTAAACTCTCTGGCAAGCTCAAGAATTTGCCGGCTCGGGGTCATTGCAGAGGCCCAAACTTGATTCGGGTTTTCGAACATGAAGTCTTGACCGCCGCGCATATCAACAGCGCGGTACAAGGGTACATCGTTGACCCCTACGATCATGCCGCCAGCTCTGGTGCGGTCAGACATCGAGGTGACAAAGTTTTCCCCTTCGAGGTCGGACAACCGGAGCGGTGGTCTTATCATTGCCTCATTTCTGGGCAGGAAGTCAGCCCGGAGAGACTGCAAACCCTCTTGCTCCCGCTTCCGAGGATCGAACCGTGAGTCAAATTCCAAGGTCTGTCCCAAAGAGCGGATGCCTTCGGTTGCAATATTCTTAACGCCCGCAGCTTGTGCCTCCTCGGGAGAAAGCGTGGCTGCTGCTCCCAATCCGGCAACTCCTCCGCTATTAATTATATTGAGCAGAGGAGACCGCCTAAAATCTTCAACGTCACGGTCTTGCGCCTCGACTGCTGATTCGTAGCTGCTTTCGTATCTAGGCTCGACAGGAATTGCCGGGTCTCTGTTGTAAGCCATAAACGAAACGTCAGGCTCTCCGGCGTTGAAGGTGTTAAAAACTGCTTTATTCCAATCCTCTGGAGCCGCCTCATCAAGCCAAGGAATCCTGCCGCTTTCCCTAAATCCCATCGTAGAATAAAGATCTGGAAGGACTGTATCGAAAGCATCAAGCTTGACACCGCCTTGCTCTACCGCGTGGAGCAAAATGTTTTGAGCGACACCTTTGTGGGTGCCTGATGAAAATGCAGATACTACATCGCCGTTTGGCTTCAGGGCATAACCTGCCGAGCCGTCATCGGTGATAAAAAGGCGCATATCCTTGTATTCTTTTTGTGGATACACATAAACCGAAGCGCCAAACTTGTTGGCTTCTTTGGCAGAGGTTATCTGGTCAGAAAAATATTTAGCCCCATCGGTATTTGAGGATATTTCGATTAGGTCCGGGGTTGCGCGTCCCAGTTTTTCAAGGTTTCCAGCGTAGTCTTTGGGCATGCGATACCGTGTAACGCCAGTAACTCCTGATCTGCCTGTCTTTCCGCCAAGCTTTCCGATTGGAAGTTCGTCGAAGACGGGTTCGTCGTATCGGTCTTTTTGTGTTCTAAGGTTGTCATATACTCTCGCTATAGTTTCGTCTGCTTGATTTTTGAATGTGCGACCAGACGCACCAGCAAGACTTGTTACTCCTCGGGCCGCATCTTGTCCTTGAGATAAAACTTCGTCAATGTTTTTTTTAACAATGCCAACTGAGGCAGCTTGTGCCTCCTCTGGGGTCATTGTTCCGGCAGCTACCGCTGACGCAAGGGGAATAGAAATTCCGTATTTTTTGCTTATCTCTATAAGCCGATCATCGAATATGACGTAGTTCATCGACTGCTTGTCGGGCGACTTGTGCCGGGTGAATGCGTCAGCGTATTTAACGCC